CTTCCGATCTCCGACGGCGGCGAGATGGATGACGGCGCCCCGCCCGATCCCGAGGACTTGATGCAGCCCGAGGATCAGGAATCGGAAGGCGAAGGCGACGAGCGCCAGGTCGTCATCGAGGCGATGGCCGCGCTCGAAGGCCAGTCTGAAGACCCGGAGGAGGCGCTTGCGCATTTCATCGACACGTTCGGGCCGCGCGCGCTCAAAGACCTGCAGCTGATGGTGGAGCGCAAGCATCAGCAGTCGGAAGACGAGGAAGACGAGGACGACCAGGAGCAGCCCGGCGGCGAGGACGAGGAAGAGCCCGGGCCTGGGCCGAGCGGCGAGGAAGAAGATTCCATGCTTCAGCAGATGGGCGGCGGCGAGCTGGCTGGCGGCGGACTGCTCGACGGGCCCGGCACCGGGCAGTCGGATGAAATCGAGGCGACGACTCCGTCCGGCCGTCCGGTGCTGCTGTCGGACGGCGAGTACGTAATCGACGCGCCAACGGTCGCCGCGCTCGGCGACGGGTCGACCAACGCCGGCGCGCGCCGCTTGGATGCGTTGCGGAAGCAGATCCGCCAAGGGGCTTACGGGCATGACAAACAGGCGAAGCCGATGAAGAAAGGCGGCGCTACGGGAATTGTTTTGAGGCTTCCTTAAATGCCCGGCCCGGAGCCGTGGGAGTACGCCCTAGAACGCGAAATGGGGGAGAAGCTGGGGGACCTGCGCACCCAGATTCTCGAGGGCGGCGCGACGGACTACACGCAATACCGCGAGCTTTGTGGTGAAATTCGTGGTATACAGATTTGCATGGCAGAGGTTAAACGTATTACGCGCCGTTTGGCGAACCCCGACGGCGACGTTGACCTCCGCGAGGGTTCATGACGCCGTCCGACCAGCTGCAATGGAAAGATGCTTCTGAAGCCGCGCAGGCTCAGGCGAAGGCTCTAGCCGCCGTAACCGCCGCGCAGGGGCAGCTCGGCAAGCAGGAGATCGATCGCATTCAAGGCGCGCTCGAGCCCGCCGGCTTCCGCATCCTAGTTCGCATCCCCAATTTGCCCGAGCAGATGAAGCGCGCCGGTCTGATCATGCCGGAGGAAACGAGACGACTAGAAGAGTTCGCGCAGCTAGTCGGCCAGGTGATCGCGCTCGGCCCCTTGGCCTACCGCGACCGCAAACGCTTCGGCTTCTTCCGCCGCCCGTGGTGCAAGCCGGGCGATTTCGTCATGATGCGCGCCTACAGCGGCACGCGCTTTATGATGCGGAACGACGAGGGCAAGGAAGTCGTCTACGCGCTGATCAACGACGACACGGTGCAAGGCGTCGTGCGCGGCGACCACGAAGAGATCGAGAGAGTTCGGTAGCGTCTATGGCGGAACAGTTAGTCGATACGACGGACAAGAAGGAGCCAGAATCGGACATCGTGGTCGAGGTCGCCCCTGACGACCGGCCGGTCACGCTGCAGCTGAGCGACGAGGACGTCGAAAAACTAGCCGAGGCTCCGGCCGACGATGAAGTTTCCCGCTACGCGAAGGACGCGCAAAAACGCATCAAGTCGATGCACCAGGCGAACCAGGAATGGAAGCGCCGCGTCATCCGCGCCAACAACGATCTAGCGACGGCCACCAATCTCGCGCAGCAGCTCTATCAAGAGAACCAGGCGCTCAAGACCAACGTCGGCCGCAGCGAGTCGGCCCTGGTCGAGCAAGCCATCCAGCGCGCCGACGCGATGCTGGCGCAGGCGCGAAGCAACTTCAAAGCCGCGCGCGCGAACGCGGATATCGACGCTGAAACCAAGGCGCAGGAAGATATTGCCCGGTATGTCTCGGAAGGCGAACGCCTGCGGCTGTTGAAGCCGTCCGCTTCAGGCACGGAAGGCGAACAGCAGCCGCCGGCGGCCGCGCCGGTTCCGCAAGCGGCGACGCCGCGGAAGGTCGCGGTCACGCCGACTACGCAGGCCTGGGTCGATCGCAACCCGTGGTTCAACGATCCGCAAGAGGACGAGATGCGCGGCTTCGCGATGGGCGTCCACGCCAAGCTGGCCCGGCAGGGCGTCACCGAGGAAACGGACCCGACGCGCTACTTCAGCGAGATCGACAAGCGCTTGCGAGAGCGCTTCCCTGAAAGATTCAAGACCGCCGACGGCGATGGTCAGCAACCGCAACAGCGCACGCATCGTCCGGTGGCGGTAGTGGGTGGTCAGCGCACGGGCGCGCCGCCCAATGGCAATGGCAACGGGAAGCGGCACATCACGCTTTCCGAGAGCCAGGTTCGCATCGCGCACGGCTTGGGCTTGACGCCCGAGCAATACGCGGCCCAGTTAGTGAAGGACCAGAAAGAAGGGAGAGTCCAATGAGCAACTCCAACGACACGCGCGCTTCCCGTGAGCAGACGACGCGGGACGCCGAGGCGCGGGAGACGCCATGGCTTCCCCCCAATGCGTTACCTGAGCCGAATCCGCGGCCCGGCCTCGAACACCGTTGGGTGCGCGCGGCCTCGCAAGGGCAGCCCGATCCGGTCAACGTCTCCCGCTCGTTCCGCGAAGGGTGGTCGCCGGTCATCGGCGCGGAATACCCGGAGCTGAAACTCATGTCGGACCATGGCACGCGGTGGCCCGATGGAGTCGAAGTGGGAGGCCTTTTGCTTTGCAGCGCGCCCGCAAACAGGATCCGTATGCGCTCGGAACATTACACGCAGTTAACCGCCCGTCAGATGCAGTCGGTCAACGACCAATTAGAGGCTGAGCAAGACCCGCGGTTCCGCACGATGTTTCGCAACCATCAGACATCCGTTAGTCGCGGGTTTGGGCCCGATGCGCGCCGCGAAGGGCGCTCTTCTAAGGCCTAGCCCCCAACTCACCAACTAGTCTCGCGCCGCTGCGCGACCAGGAGAATTTTGCATGAGCCAGGTCAGCAGCCCTTATGGTTTGCGTATCGTCAAGATGCGGGGAGACACGCCATTTTCTGGCGGCATGCACTCCTATCCTGTGACCGCAAATATCGCATCGGGGCTTTTTTTTGGGGATCCGGTCGGATGGTCCGGCGGCTTGCCGGTGGCGCTCGCGGCCACTCCCACAACGACTCTGTCGGCGAACAGCCCGCAGGGCATTTTCATGGGCTGCAGCTATCAGGACCCCGTCCGGGGTTTTGTGAACTCGCAATACCTGCCGCCTAGCGCAATTACCAACGGCGCCAAGAACGTCCTGATCAAGCTCGCCGATTCGCCGGACCTGGTGATGGCGATCCAGGCCGACGGTCCGGTCACGATCAACCAGATCGGCATGAACGCCGCGCTCAAGAACTTCACCGCCGGCAGCCTGGTCACAGGCGACTCCGGCGTGCAGCTCGCCTCGGCGAGCGTTGCGGCGACGGCCACGCTGGCGTTGCGCATCTACGATTTCGTCAACACGCCGACTCCCTCGCCGGGCGCCGGTTCTCAACCGGGCGATCCGTTCACCGACGTTTTAGTCGTGTGGAATTTCGGCGTTCACCGATTCCAGAATAGCGGGGGTCAATAACATGGCGATCAGTCGCGCTCAATTGATGAAAGAACTCGTGCCAGGCTTGAATGCGTTATTCGGCTTGGAGTACAAGCGCTACGAGGAAGAGCACAAGGAAATCTTCGACATCGAATCGAGCGAGCGCTCGTTCGAAGAGGAAACCAAAGTCACGGGCTTCGGGCCCGCGCCGGTGAAGTACGAAGGCCAGGGGACCACTTATGACGAAGCGCAGGAAAGCTACACCTCGCGCTACACGCATGAGACGATTTCGCTCGGCTTCGCGGTCACCGAAGAGGCCTTCGAGGACAACCTCTACGACTCGCTCTCGCGCCGCTACACCAAAGCTCTCGCGAGATCGATGGCGCACACCAAGCAAGTGAAGGGCGCCGCCATCCTCAACAACGCTTTCAACCCGCTCTTCCCGGGCGGCGACGGAGTGTCGTTGTGCAACACGCAGCACCCGCTCGTCATGGGCGGCGTCTATAACGCCAACACGCCCGCGACGCCGGCCGACTTGAACGAAACGTCGCTCGAAGCCGCGGCGACGACGATCGCGCTGTGGCTCGACGATCGCGGCCTGCTGATCGCGGCGAAGCCGAAAAAACTGATCATCCCGGCTGCGCTGGTTTTCACGGCGACGCGCACCCTGCGATCGCAGTACCGGCCCGGAACGAGCGACAACGACGTGAACGCCCTCTACACCAACGGCACCATTCCCGAGGGTTGGGGCGTCAATCACTGGATCACCGATCCGAAGGCCTGGTATATCTGCACCGACGTCCCGAACGGGCTGAAGATGTTTCAGCGCGTGCCCCTGCAAACGAAAGACGACCCCGACTTCGACACGGGCAATCTTCGCTACAAGGCGCGCGAGCGTTACTCGTTCGGCTGGTCGGACCCCTTGGGCGTGTACGGCTCGCCCGGCACTTAAGGAGTTAGTTAAAGGATTGCGCCGGTTTCTTTAATAGAAGCCGGCGCAGTTAAAAGGAGCCTTTACTTACCATGTCAAAGAAGAGTTCCGTATTGGATGAGCCCACGCATCATCACAAAGGCGAGAAAGTCTCGCATGACTCCGAAGAGCAAGAGCAGGAGCAGGGGCAGCAGGAAAGCGCCGAACCCGCCGCTTCGCTGATCGTCACGCCCGAAGCCCCCACCGTCACGCCGTTTGTCGGTTCTTTGCCGCCGTTATTGGGCAAAGCTCCCACGTCCGTCGCTCAGATGCAGCGCAATCTTCCGGGCACGAAAGCTTCGCACTTCTCGGGGCCAGTGGCGAGCGGCCCTCCGTCAGGGAAAGAAGTTTCAGGCGCGGCGGCGTGCGCCCTGACGCTGTTGCTCGATTACACGATGGGCAATTTCTCGATTCCGGTCGTCTTCCCTACTAGCAGCTTCGTCTACTCTTGGCTCTCCGTCTGCTTCACGCCGTTCGCGACGGGGCCGGTGGCGTTCACGATGGGGTCGACCAGCGGCGCGACCGACATTTTCAGCAACGGCAGTTTTGGCGCAGCCAATGGCGAGCTTGACCAGAACATCACGGGCAGCTTGCCGCTGTGGAACGCCGTGTCGCCGCAGGTTCCGTTCCAGGGCTGGCTCAATGTTACGGGCAACACGGGCGGCCCGGCCGGCCAGGGACTCATTGTGCTGTTTTATGTCCGGCTGCCTTTGCCTTGGAATTAGGCGGGGCCGAGAGTGGCGGCGCCAGCGCCGCGTCGCAGTATTTGCAGACGCGGCGCTGTGGTTTTGTCTCGCTGCGCTCGACGCGCGGGTAGTCGAAGCTTTGCCGCCCGCAGAGTGACCACGAGCCGACCACCCAATGCCAGCGCTTGCCTACGCCGCCGAAGCGCAGCCGCGCCCAGTGCGGCGGCATCTACAGCACCACTTTGACCGGCTCTCCGCCGTTCTCATAGTGCTCGCGCGAGAAATACCAGCCGCGCCATTTCGGCGCGTCCACGTAATAGAAGCCGCAAGCGCAGGTAGCGCAAAGCGACATGACGCCGACGGCCACGGTGGCGCCGCAGCCGGGGCATTCGGAAACGCTCGTGTCGGACCAGACCATAGTCATCCGAACGGACCGCCGGACCTGGCCCGCGGCCAGCCCACGGCCGCCAGTTTTTGAACCTCGGTCCAGAACGCGCGCGCCGCTTCCTCGGCGGTGAATTCCGGGTTCACGACGACCTGTCCGCTGTGAGTGATGCGGACAATTTCGCGATTATCGGAGGCGAAAATGTGTAACAGCGCTTCGGGCTCGATGCCGGTGATCATCATGAGGAAATGATCATGGCATGGGTGTGGAGGAAGGGCAATACGAGGTTAAAACAGGCAGACACCCCACCGATCAAAATCGATCAAACATGGAAATCATATAGATCACATCGATCAAGTAGCTCGTACGGATATCTGCAAGTTAGTGATTGACAAGGGTCTAAATTAGACCAACTCCCCCCGCCTCCACCACAATAGAATCAACAACTTACGGGTAATTTTAGAAAAAACCGATCAAAATCGATCAAACGGGGTAAAATCCCCGTATGCTCAGTGTGCAGCGCAGGCACAATCCGCCCTGCAAAAAAAAGACATGGGACAAGCACATGCGGTGCTCTTGTCCGCTCGCCCTCCGGGGCACTCTAGCCGGGAAGCAGGTCAGTCTTTCCACCGCCAGATTTCTACCCCCCGATCAAGCTCGCGATCCCGAGGCCGCTCGC